GTATGGCGAATGCGGTCGTCATGAGCGATCCGGCCGGCAACCGGATGATCGCGAAAGAGCGTGCAACAGGGCGTGTCGATGGCGCGATTGCTGGCGTCATGGCAATCGGCTGTTCGATGAAAAACGAAGAACAAACCGAGTGCGGCATGGAGGTCTGGTGAAACTATTTGGCTTTGAATTTGGCGGAAGCGAGCGCAAGGCAGTATCCCGAGAAGACATTCTCGGCGCGCTGGCCGGCGCTCCTGGTTCGTCCAAATCGGGCGCAAGAGTGAGTTGGCAGACTGCACTGCAGGTATCGACTGCACTAGCATGCGCACGCGTGATCGCCGAAGGCTTGGCGCAGGTGCCGTTCAAAGTATTTCAAGACGTGGACGGCAAAAAGCGCGTTGCGACTGATCATCCAGCTTATAACCTGCTGGCCGTTCGTCCGAATGAATGGCAGACCAGCTTCGAATTGCGCGAGCAGATCGGTCTGCATCTGGTGTTCTGCGGTGGCGCGTATATCTGGAAGAACGTTTTTCGTGGCGAGGTTGTAGAGCTTTTGCCCTACGAGCCGCAGAACGTCACGGTGAAACGGTCTGGTTGGGATCTGCAGTATGAGGTCAAGACCGACGAAGGCAAGATTATCCCGATCCCTGCTGACCAGATGTGGCACATCCGTGGCCCAAGCTGGAACGGCTGGATGGGCCTCGAGTCGGTGAAACTTGCACGCGAAGCGCTCGGGCTTTCGCTGGCGACCGAGGAACACGCAGCCCGCATGTTCAGCAACGGCGCGCGCGTTGGCGGCGTCCTTTCTACCGATGGTTCGCTCAAGCCTGATCAAGTCAAAGACTTGCGCGAAAGCTGGGAGCGTACCCAAGGCGGCAATTCCAACGCCTTCAAAACGGCAATCCTTTGGGGCGGCTTGAGATGGTCGCCGATGGGGATGCAAAACGACCATGCGCAACTGGTCGAACTGCGCCGATTGCAGGTCGAGGAGGTTTGCCGTGCTTTGCGTGTCATGCCGATCATGGTCGGTGCTACCGATAAAACGGCGACCTACGCGAGCGCGGAGCAAATGTTCCTGGCACACGTGGTTCATACGCTCGGCCCGTGGTATGGCCGCGTCGAGCAGTCGGCCGATGTCAACCTGCTGACCGAAAGCGACCGAGAAAAGGGCTATTACACGAAATTCATGCCGCAAGGCTTGATGCGCGGCGCGCACAAGGACCGCGCGGAGTATTACGCCAAAGCGCTCGGCTCGGGCGGATCTCCTGCCTGGATGACGCAAGACGAGATACGCGCTCTGGAAGAACTCAATCCCATGGGCGGCACGGCCGCCGAACTACCCAAGCCGACCAGCCTCGGCGGAACACCTCCCAAAGGGGAAAACAATGCATCTGCAACACCTTAATTGCGGCCTGATCGAGCTCAAATTCGCGCCTGCCGACGGCGGCAGTGAGGCCGAAACGATGAGCTTCGAGGGATACGGCGCCGTGTTCGGCAATGTCGACTCCTACGGAGATGTGATTGTCCCCGGTGCGTTTTCGAGCTATCTGGCCGATGTGCAGTCCGGTAAGCAGAACTGGCCTGCAATGCTGCTGCAGCATGGTGGCTACGGCATGACTGCCGAAGACATGACGCCGATTGGCGTATGGACATCGCTTGTGGAAGACGGTAAGGGCCTGAAGGTCACCGGCAAGCTGGCGGACACACCGCGCGGCCGGGAGATCCACCAGCTCATGAAGATGACGCCGCGCCCGGCCATTGATGGCCTGTCGATCGGCTACATCCCGAAAGAATGGGAACAGCGTAGCAAGCCGGAAGACCCGCGCCGCAAGCTCAAGCGCATCGATCTCGTCGAAATTTCGCCGGTGACGTTCCCGGCAAACGGAAAAGCGCGTGTCGACCAGGTGAAGTCATCTGACCTGACGATCCGCGAAGCTGAGAGAGCCCTACGCGAGGTGGGCTTTTCTCAGTCAGAAGCCAAAGCCATCCTGGCCAAGGGTTTCAATGCCTTGCCTCAACGGGAAGTTGAGGACTACGGCGAACTGGCGGAACTCATCCGCCGCAATACCGCAATCCTCACCCCCTAAATTGGAGAATTCACATGGAAGAACAAATCAAGCCGTTAATTGAGGCGCAAGGCCGCGCTTTCGAGGAATTCAAGAAGGCTAACGATGCGCGCATCAAGGCAATCGAAGAAAAAGGCTTTGCCCCGGCCGACCTGGTCGGGAAAGTCGAGACCATCAACGGCGAATTGACCAAACTCGGCAAGGAATTGGCCGAGGTGGCGAAAAAGACAAACCGCCCTGGCGCAGGTGCTGGGGAGGGCAATGAAACCCCGGAACAGACCGAGCACAAGCAAGCTTTCCGAACGTTCCTGCGCAAGGGGATCGACAACGATTTGAGTTCCCTGGAACGCAAGGCCATGGGGCGCGGCTCCGACGTCGATGGTGGTTATCTGGTGCTGCCGGAAATGGTCAGCGAAATCGACCGTATCGCAATGACGGTTTCGTCCATGCGCGGCCTGGCAGACGTGCGCACCATCGGTTCCAACTCGCTGCGCTTCCGTGTGAAGACGCGCGGTGTCGGCGCAAACTGGATCGGGGAAAGCGAAGTATCCGGCGAAACTCAAGAGTCGCAATACGCACAGCTCGAAATCCTGGCCGAGGAAATCGAGGCCGAACCCTGGGTGTACAACGACACTCTGGAGGATGCTGACATTAACCTCGAAGCCGATCTTGCCGACGAAGCAGGTATTTCCTTCGGCGAGGCTGAAGGTGTTGCCTTCATCACCGGCAATGGCGTGAAGAAGCCGCGCGGCATCCTGGGCTATACCAATGTCGCCAATTCTTCCTATGCATGGGGCAAGGTTGGCTATATCGCATCGGGTGCATCCGGCGCATTCGCCAACACAAACCCAGCCGACAAGATCATCGATCTGCTGCATGCCTTGAAAGCGACTTACCGCAATGGCGCCAACCTGCTGATGGCGGATACCACGCTGGCAGAGGTACGCAAGCTGAAGGACGGCAGCGGCAACTACTACCTGTTCAACCCGGACCCGACCGGCGATTTCGCTGGCCTCGTGCTCGGCAAGCCGGTGGTGATCGACGACAACATGCCTGCCATTGGCGCTAACAGCTATTCGATCGCGTATGCGAACTTCAAGCGGGCCTATCGGATCCTCGACCGTCGCGGCATCGCTCTGATCCGCGACAACATCACGACCAAAGGCACCACGAAGTTCAACTTCCGCAAGCGCGTCGGCGGCGGCATCCGCAACTTCGAAGCCATCAAGTTGATGAAGTTCGGCACCAGCTGATCGACGGCCACCATGCCACCGCAGCGCCGGTTCCGGCCGGCGCAGTAGAGACTCATATTTAGGAGAAATGCCATGCGTGATATGCACAACAACATCGACGTGAAGCGGGTGATCTCTCCCATTTCCGTCGCCGACAACACTGCCCAAGTCGGCCAGATCATCGACCGTCAGGGTTTTGATAAGCTGGAATACATCATTGCAACCGGTTCGCTGGCCGACGCAGACGCTACGTTTACCGTCCTGCTGGAAGAGGGTGATGCCGCAAACCTGTCGGATGCGGCAGCTGTCGCCGATGCCGATCTGCTCGGTACCGAAGCGCTTGCCAGCTTCACCTTCGCGGATGACGACAAAGTGTTCAAGCTCGGCTACAAGGGCAACAAGCGTTACACGCGATTGACGATCACACCGGCTGCCAATGCCTCGGCGGGCTTGATCTGTGTCGTGGCGATTCTGGGTAACCCGGCCGTTACGCCGACCGCTAACCCGCCGGCATAACCTGTAACGCCGAAACAGAGAGCGCCTACTTGGGCGCTCTTTTTATTTGTGGATAAGGAAGCCGGGCAACATTGGAACTGAGCAGCGATGACATCAAGACTACTCACACCGCCGGCGGCGCTGGCCGTATCGCTGGACGATGCCAAGGCCAGCTTGCGCATCGATCCGACCGGCGATGCGGCTGCCGATGCCGCAACGGATATGCTGGTAACCGCCTGGATCGCCGGTATTACGGCGCATGCAGAGGACTACCTGGGGCGAGCGATCATCGAGCAAACATGGCGGGTGACGCTCGATGCCTTCCCGGACGCGATCAAGCTGCCAGCACCGCCCGTGATCTCGGTAACCAGCGTCAAATACCTCGACGAGAACGGCGTGCAGCAGACGCTGGACCCGGCCGATTATTTGCTGGATGCTGAAAGCGAGCCCGGCTGGTTGGTGCCGGCATATGAAAAAATATGGCCGACGACATACGCTCAGGTCAATGCCGTAACAGTCGATGTCCTGTGCGGCTATGGCGATGACGATACGGCTGTGCCGTCGCAAATCCGTCTGTACCTGCTGGCCAAGCTTCGTGAGCAGTACGACCCGGCAGTTCGCCCGGAAAAGGATACCGTGCAGGCTTCGTTCATCGACCGTCTGCTGGATACATACCGAATTTTCGGGTTCTGATCATGGCGAATTTCCCGCAGCAGCTCGACAAGCGCATCCGGCTCCTGAATCCGAGCGGCGCAACCGATGACGCTGGCCAGCCTGATCCCGCTGGCTATGTCGATATCGGCGGCGCCTGGGCAGATGTGCGCAACCTGACCGGACTTGAAATCATCAAGGCCGATGCGCTGGCGGCTCCGCGTCGGGCCAGCTTCAGGATCCGCAAGCGCACCGGCGTGAATAGCGCGACACAACTGACGTATGAGGGCGTGACGTACCAGGTCAAGGCAGTGGTGCCTGATGACGATGGCGTGCACATGGACTTGGTGGGGGAGGCCATTCAATGAGCAAGTCGTTCACTATCGACATTGACACGTCAAGCCTGAATGCCTTGTTCGACGAATTGACTGTAGAGGTCGAGTTAGCAGCACGGCCGGCTGCGCAGGCGGCGGCACAAGTGCTATACGACAGCGTACAGCAGAACGTGCGGGGCATTGGCCGTGTCACCGGCAACCTGGCCAACGCTATCTATCAAGCGTTTTCCGAGTCGAACAGCGCACCAGGCATTGCGACCTATCACGTGTCATGGAACGCGCGTAAGGCGCCGCACGGGCACCTGGTCGAGTTCGGCCATATCCAGCGGTATGCCTCATACATTGGCAAGGATGGCCGGTGGCATACCGCCGTCAAGCCGAACATGCGCGGCAAGCCGAGGCCCTCCAGACGGGCGTCGCAGGCGGCAAAGGATGCCTATTACGTGCTGCGCCCTGGCGGGCCTGCCCAAGTGCCTGCCAAGTCGTTTATCCGGGCGGCGGCATCGCGGTTCCCGCAAGCGTTGCAAGCGGCTGAAACAGAACTGCTCAATAGGATTGCCAAGAAATGACCGTTGAAACTGACCTGACGGCACTGCTGAAGACGATTTGCACACGGACGTTTCCGGACTTCGCGCCGGTCGGTACCGCACGTCCCTACGTGACCTATCAGCAGATCGGCGGCGCTGCGCCTGTCTTCGTGGACAACACGGTACCGGACACGGAAAACGGCGAATTTCAGATCAACGTCTGGGCGGATACGCGTATGCAGGCCAAGGATTTGATCAAGCAGATCGAGGCTGCGCTCATCCTTGAAACGCAGTTCCAGGCGCGGCCGATCGGTGCGGCAGTATCCGACTTCGATGCCGACGTGCCGGTCTACGGCGCGCGGCAAGATTTTTCTATCTGGTCCGTGCGCTAACGCACGAAACCATTCCCACGAGGGCCGCTTCGGGTAACCGGGCGGCTTTTTTTCTACCCGCCCTGCGGGTTATTTTCTATGGAAAGGCCCTCACATGGCACAAGTACCTACCGGAACCACGTTCTTCATCGCGTCCGCCTATGCCTCGTCACAGACGACCACAGCTGTTTCCAATGCATCAGAAGCGGTTGTCACTTGCAACGCGCACGGCTATTCCAATGGCGACATGGTCGAGATCACTAGCGGCTGGGGGCGGCTCAATCGCCGTGTATTCCGTGTCAAATCGGCGGCAGCCAATACCTTCGCTCTTGAGGGCGCGGATACGACGAACACAAATTTTTTCCCGGCCGGAACCGGCACCGGTTCGGTACGGAAGATCAATACTTTCACGCAAATCACTGGCGTCATGAATCCGCAATCGAGTGGTGGCGACCCCAAAACTGTTAACTACAAGTTCATGGAATCCGACGTCGAGTACTCGATCAATGACGGCTTTTCGGCGACGAACTACACAATGGAAATCGACGCCGACCAGATCGGGAGCGCCGGTTATACGGCTCTGAAGTCGCTGACCGATGTGCAAACCGATACCTGCCTGAAGATGGTTACCCGAAGCGGCTCGCTGGTTTTCCAGCCATGCACCGTCGCGCTGAACGAAGCCGTCAGGCTGCAGGATGGCCAAATCAACCGCGTAAACGCAGCGTTCAACGGCAACAACCGTCTGACGCGTTACGCCTCCTAATCCACGGGCACAAGCCCATACCGAGCACCGGCCTGGCTGCTGTCTTCCTTCGCGGGAAGCAGCAGCTTGGCACGGGCAGTTTTATCTCCCGCGAAAGGTAAGCCATGTCAGGAAAAATCAAACTGGGCAATCGCCCCAAGAACATCAAGGCCGTCGTGTCGTTCAAGTCCATCGAGGGCGAGGACTGCAAGATCGAGGTTTCTTACATCTACCGCACCCGCAAGGAGTTCGGCCGCTTCATTGATGAAGTGGTCGAGCAGAACCAGCGCCGTGCCGAGGAAACCGACAAGCAACGAACCAAGGAAGCCGAAGAGGCAGGGCGCACGTTGCCTGCATTCAGTTCTGCCACGTACCAGGAAAGCATTGCGGAATCGAATGCGCACTTGATCATGGGCGCCGTCGACGGATGGAACCTCGATGTCGAATTCAATCTGGATAACGTGCGCCAACTGGTCGACGAGTTTCCGGCGGGCGCACAGGCCATCATCGACGGCTATCGTGCCGCCATGACCGAGGGCCGCTTGGGAAACTGAAAAGCGCGGCGAGGGTGCTGTTCCATCAAGTGCCCTCGGATGAAGAGCTGGAAGCATCCGGCTTTACCGCCGAAGACTATGTTCTGGATGACGTCGACGTCTGGCCGGAAAACTGGCCAGCGTTCGAACTCTTCAACGCGCTGCAGACGCAATGGCGGATCGGCCTGCGCGGGCCAATCGGGCTGGATTACAACGTGCTGTACCACAAGATGGACCGCATGCAGCTCGATCCGGACGAATACGACCAGTTGGAAAGCGACGTGCGGGTCATGGAGATGGAATCCCTGGCCACGATGAGAAGCAAATAACTGCCCTGCAAGGGGCTTTTTTATTGGGGCGGCGATGTCCGAAGAACGCAAAGTCCAGTTAGGCGTCACTGTCAACGCCACGCAGGCCAAGGAGGGGTTTAACGAGGTCAAGCGCGACGCGCAGGACATGGCGCAAGCGGTAGCGCAATCAGGCGCACAGGCGTCAAAGTCGATCGACTCGATCGGCAACGGCGGCGAAGGATCCGCCAAAAAGGTCGATGCCGCCACAAAGAGCATGATCAATTCCATCCAGCGCGCAACCGCTGCGCTGGAAGCGGGCGGCAAGGCCAGCAGCAAGTATTACGAGGCGCTGGCGGCACAAAAAGGCGTGGATGTGAACGTGCTGCGCCCCTACCTTGACCAGCTCGACCAGGTCACCAAGAAACAAACTGCAGTTGGCGTGTCTGCTGCGCAAACCGCAGCGGCAATGCGTCAGGTGCCAGCGCAGATGACCGATATTGTCACGTCGCTGCAGGCAGGCCAGCAGCCGCTCACGGTCTTGCTGCAGCAGGGTGGCCAGTTGAAAGACGCCTTCGGCGGCATCGGTCCGGCAGCCAAAGCAATGGGCGGATACATCCTTGGCCTGGTCAATCCGTTCACGGTGGCCGCAGCCGCTGCCGTCGCGCTGGCGGTGGCCTATCATGAGGGCGAAAAGGAATTCGATGCGTACAACCGGGCGCTGATTTTGACGGGCAATGCGGCCGGCACGACCGCCGAGAAGCTGGCCGGTATGGCCGATCGCATCAGCAAATCGGCCGGCATTACCAAAGGAGCAGCCGCCGAGGCGTTGGTCGAATTTGCCTCGACTGGCCAGATTGCGGCTTCCCAGTTCGAGAAATTCACCGCGACAGCTGTCAAGCTGCAGCAGCTCGCTGGCGTCGCGGTGCGCGATACGGTCAAGCAATTCGTTGAACTTGGCAAGGATCCTGTCGCCGCCAGCATCAAGCTCAATGAGACCACCAATTTCCTGACCAAGTCGATTTATGACCAGATCAGGGCATTATCCGAGCAGGGCAAGAGCGCGGAAGCCGCAGCC